CGCCAAACCACCCTAAAAAGTCTCATGTGGTCGTAGCTAAATTTAAAGAGGGTGGACAGACCAAGACGAAGACCATCCGTTTTGGCGAACAGGGCGCATCTACAGCCGGCGCACCAAAAAAGGGTGAGTCAAAAGCCACAACGCAGCGGCGTGCTAATTTCAAATCGAGGCACGGCAAAAATATAGCAAAAGGTCGTAGTAGCGCGGCGTATTGGGCCGACAAGACGAAGTGGAGTTAGAGCAGTGGCGAAACGTGGTTTATACGCAAACATACACGCAAAGAGAAAGCGCATTGCCGGCGGTAGCGGTGAGAAGATGCGTAAGCCTGGCGCAAAGGGCGCACCCACAGCTGCAGCATTCAAGAAAGCCGCAAAGACGGCAAAGGGTAGGAAGAAGTGAGTAGTCCACGAAAACGTGGTGGTAGCGGGGGCAGAAAACGCAAAGGTCGCACAGGAGGCGGCATTATGACTAAACCAGTTGCAGTAGAAGAAGCACCGGCAAATGGTGCGGCAGAAACAAAGAGCATCGAAGAAATCAAAGCAGAGTTGGAAAAGCAGCGCGACGAACGCATTAGGGCGATTTGTGATGCTGATCCCATGTTGCGTGAGATTGTAGGCGCATTAAAGGGGTTAGAATACGCTATTGAACATAAGTGACGCGAGGTAGAGTAACGGTAACTCATCAGGTTCATTTCCTGAAAATCGTGGTTCGACTCCACGCCTCGCTTCCAATTTTAAAAAGGTGTGAATGGTTGGGATAATTAAGCGCGCTGCAGGCGCATTTACGTTTGGCCGCCGGCTAAAGAAGGCACGAAAAGAAGTAGAGGACGTTATCGCACTTACACAGAAGCTATTGGATAAGTACGAAGACGTTGACGAAGATGCCAGGCGGTTAAAATTAGAATTATCTGAAGCGGTTGCATCTTTGAAAGCTGTGATGAAGTTTTGATAGATGACGCTATACAGAACTTAACTCCCACGCAACGCACCATACATGATCTATTCTGGTCGTGTATGCTGCATAATAGGAATAATGGCGTAAAAGCACTGTCTGCTGCGTCAGGCATTTCGCTTGGCACAGTAGACGGCGTGCTGAAGCGATTACGAGCATTAAAGTTAATACCCACACGCACAAGTCACACTAAACTCAAGCCGTCTGAGTGGGGTGATGACACGTTTCTACGGCAGTTTCCCGGCTGGCGTGCCATGTTACCCACAACAAAGAAACGCACGTTTGCCATTGAAACGCCGCCGTCTGCATTACCCTCCATAGAAGAATTAATAGAAAACAAAATAAAGCGTTTTGAGCGCATCGAATCGCATAATGATGCGGTGCAGTTGATGACCGTTCGCATAGATGTAGACGGGCCGATTGCATTGATGATGTTGGGCGATCCGCACATAGATGACGATGGATGCGATATTGTAGCACTCAAGCGCGATATAGACCTCTGTAACAGCACTGAGGGTCTATACGCAGCGCACGTTGGTGATTTGACCAATAATTGGGTGGGTCGATTAGAGGCCAAATACGGCGATCAGACGACGACCATAGAGGAGGGCGCAATACTGGCAAAATGGATTATCAATGCTGCTCCGTGGCTGTTTTTGGTGTTGGGAAACCATGATCTATGGAACAGGGGCGGCATTTATGTGAAAGAATTATGCGATCAAGCCAATGTGTTTTGTGATGCACATGGGGTGCGTGTGCAGCTGGAACTGCCATCGGGCAAATCAATACGGGTCAACTGCCGGCACGATCACTCAGGTCACTCGATGTGGAACCCTGGGCATGGAACCTTAAAGGCATCGTTGTTTGGGGATGATCACATATATGTTGCCGGCCATAGGCACACATCGGCTAATGGGCCGGCTGTACGGGATGGCGAAACTGGACGCATCAAGTATCCGCTGCGTGTGGCCGGTTATAAACGGTTTGATGATTACGCGCGTCAGCTGGGTTTACCTGACCGGCGTATATCTGGTGCTGCTGTGATTGTGATAGATCCACGATTTGATGACGATGATCCGGGCATGATTTCTGTGTTTGAATCTACTATACAGGGCGTGGGATATTTGAATTATTGCCGCTCAGAGTGGTTAAAGTCGCAAAAGCAGCGCGCATAATGACAGAAGAAGAAGAAGAAGAAGAAGTATTACCGCCAGAAGATGCGCTGTATGGTATTGATGACACCGGCGTTTACGCACAGACGTTGAGCAATACGATCTTAGCATTGGTTAAATGGCGCACTGAAACAGATGATGAGCGTGTTTTTGTGCGAATGCAGCTGAAGCGATTGGTAGACGCGCAGGTAGGTTTGAAAGTGTTATATGTGGAAGAATAGGCGATACTATTTATAACGCCTTAGCATATTTTTAGGCACAAAAAGCGAAACGGCACAAGCCATTTATTAACAAATACTTTATTAGATTAACCAGTTTAACTTAATCTGATATCTAACTAACTATAACAGGTAGTATAGTTAAGAGGTTAGATAACAATGCGTTACGCTATGTTCCTTTCAGGGTGATCGTCTGGATCTGCCCAAAAATCACCATTGGAATCTCTGTGCTGCTGGTGGTGGCACACCCTACATAACAGCATAAGATCCTCGGGTGTTTCTGCACCAAATATTAACCCAAACCAATCCCGGTGGTAGTTGGAATTTGTATTCAGATATGTGAGATGGTGAAACTCTAATTTACCTTCGTCACCGCAAACTTCACAGCAGTTGTTTGCCCGTTTTCTGACATCGCGTTTTACGGCATCCAGTATGGGGTTTCTATTAGGATACAATGGTGGCAAAGCTATCGCCCCCGATCCACATCTAAGGGTCGTCCGCGCCTGACCTTCATCGGATCGGGATGCCGTGGTTGAAACACTGTGCGCGAGTTTAGGAATGCGTCCAGCATATCCTTAGTGAATTGATAGCCTTTCAGTCTGCGGTGTGCGATCTGCCGCTGCCGGCACAACCTGCGAACGTGCTGCACGGTCAGTCCCAGATAGTCAGCGGCTTCCTGTGCGGTATACCATTTCTGTTTTTTTGCCATCGGTAATTCTCCTAAAACATAGCTTGAGAGGATCTTCATCGCCCAGGTCGAGGATCATTGCCTTCAGCGCAGCTGTGCGGTTTTTGTAGCCACGCTTTTCGGCCCACCGATCAAGAACATCCAAATACGACTTCTCCATGCGGAAGTTTAGTATCTGCTTTTTCTCTTCTCCTTCGGCTTTCAACGCCTCAATTCTTTGCTTGGCAACATAACGGTAGGCATTCCCTTTAGCGTTGGCATTTTTTCTAAAGCGTTCCTTCAACTCGTCAAAAATCTCGTCTTTAATTTCGGCCTTTAACGCTTTTTTTTCTGCATCGTCCATCGTTTGGTTTGCTCCCTTTGAAATATCTGCCGTGAAAGCGGTTGCCATCCTAATGGCTCAAACGCTTAACTGGCGGCCTCTACGCCGCTGCATACTGATCCGTATTTCATCGCAGTGCCTCTTGTGCCAGTGCGTAGGTAGGGCCGTGTCCCAGGTCAACGATGTTGTCAGCAGACAGCAGGTCATCGCCATCGGCCAGACCACGAAATTCATAGGTGGGAAACGTGCCGGTCATCAGTCCATACACATCTTTTTTTTCTTTCCACAGCACAGCTAATAGCCGGCCATTCTTATACCGGGTATTTTTAACATCCACAGTGCGACCTAACACAACACAATCCCCTTGTGGGTCTGCGGCTGGGTTATCAACTACATCAAGCGAGGGGTAGACGTTCATAAGCCGGCAAAAGGCAATCTCTGCACCCATGCCGTTTAGGTTGGTTTCAAATTGGGATTGTGGGCCGATTTTGCGTTCTGTGATGTGTTCGGATTGGTTGTCATGCTCTTGTCTGGCGCGTGCTACATACCGCGCTAACCGCTGTTCGGCATCGTTCAGTGTGATGGTCGTTCCGATCATATCTGCTCTGCGCGCAGCGCGCGCTCCTTCCAATGGTTTCGTTCTGCGGTCATTATTTTTAACTCATACTTAAGCTGTCTGTTGTTGTTGCCGGACTCTCTTAGGCGATGCTCCAATTCATTTATGTGCGCCATTTTTTCTTTTATAAATTGCACAGTAGGGGTCTTAGATATGTTCATTAATTCGATTGTTATGGCGCATGGAAAACTTGAGTTTGGTTAAGCCTTTTTTAATCCACTGATTTATTGCCTCGCGTGATACTCCGTGTTCGTCAGCAAGAGTTTGCATAGTGCATTTTTCCTCGTTATGGACAATGTTGAAATACCGCGCGATGCAATCGGCGGTACGCGGATCGAGGTTGTCAGCTAAATGCTGCAAAACGTCCTCTCTGTTCAGCGCGCAGAGTTTGTCTAACGCGTTTGGCTGTTGGTCAGGTATATCACATTCAGGTTCGTCATCCTTTTTATCACCTAAATGCAGTGTAGCGTGGCGCATGGCGTGTATAGTCCACGCACGTTTGTATTCTTCGGTGTAGTCTTCTGGTGGAGTAGGATCACCGCAGCGACCCATTGTGTTATAGGCGCGTGCATAGTCATGCTGAATGGTAGCCGGGATTTTGATGCGTTGATCATGTAGCAGGTCGCGGATCTCCTTACGAATCCAGTGATGGGCGTAATTGACAAACCGAATATCTAACGACAGGTCAAAACGCCGCGCAGCGTGAAACAGTCCGATTCTGCCGGCTGCAATGTAGTCGTCATGGTTCTTGCTACACATCTCATGCACGATCTTTATGACTAAGGGCGTATTGGCGGCGATTACCTTTTCTATTGCACGCTCATCGTTCGTTTCTTGAAATCGTTTCAATAGCTGCCGCTCTTCTTCAGTTGGCAGCGGTGGGGCGGTTTTGTTCATTAGAGTAGTTTTTGTTGTTGGTATTTGAGCGATTCTTTAACCTGGCGTGATCGGTCAGTGGCCCATGCGCGCCACAGCTGCCGGTCAAAATTGTAGGTATACCCTGCACCAATGAGTTCCTTATATAGGCCGCGTGATGTATCAATCAGTTCAACTGGTGGCGGCAAGCGGAGCGTGATCTCTACGCCGGCGGCTGGCTTGTATCGTTTCCGTGCCTCACGCTCTTTCCGTTCTTGATTCAGGCGTGCTATCTCTTCTTCCGCTAACTGCATCAATAGTTGCCAACTCGCGTTCAACTGCTGTTCCGTCAACGACAATTTCCCCGTTGATAGCATCTGCAACCCGGAGTACAGCGACAGTAACGGGTGTTGCAACTCGGTATCTTCGGGCGTTATACTCGATGCTGCGGAGTGTATCCGCGCGAGACTTGTCTCGCTTTCGCTCAAGCTGAGTTCGGGCCACAGCTTTTTTACGGGCAGAGTCAAATAGTTGTCCTGTGATTCCGATTCCTTCGTCGTGTCCGGGTATGCTAACGCTAATGACATTATCCGCAGATCCCTTTCTTTTGCGCGTGTTTGGTTTGTAGGTGACACCATTTATTAGTTGGTAATAGACGCAGCGTGCTACCAGCTGATTAATCGGCATGGCCTTTAGTGCGGCTCTTAGGTCTGCTTGTGTGCTGTATGTTTTCATCCCGTTGCTTTCGTCAGTTTGATTTCTAATCGTGGATCGTTTTTGTCTACAGAAAACGAGTGGCTGAATGATTCGATTTCTGACCATCCATCGTTGCGAAGTATGCCGGATTTTTGCAGCGCATCTTCCACAAACTTTTGCCCGAAGGCTATGTTGCTCTTGTCTGTGCGGCGGTTTCGGACATACCAGTGATAAGAGATGTTGACAGGGTAGTCCGTGATGGGGGTGGAGTGCTGTGCGCGCATCTCGATGGCAAGCGATGTCTCGGTGTTACGTTTCACCGCAGCTGCTCGATGACGGTGCGTGCGCTCATGAGCCGAATACTGGTTTAGTGTTGGTATGGTTGTTTTTAGTGTGAAAACCATAGCTGTTTGTCGTAGAAATCCGTTGCCTATGTGCATTTGTTTTTTAGTAACACCTGGCGTGCTTTCGTCAATTTGTCCATGATTTCATCCAGCTGGTCTAACCTGACAGTCAATCCACGCTTTGTTGGAATCATCTCGTTTTTTTCTTCAGCGTATACCCATAAACGAACGTCGATGCGAGGTTTTCCTTCCCACTGCATTGGTTCTACGCGTATCTGATGCTTTTGCTCAACTTGTCTTATCTGCATTCTTCACACCCTGTTATGCGTATTAGTAGCCGGCCTAACGCCTCCCCAAAACGCGTTGGGACGATCCCGGTGCGCTTGTC